CCCTCTCCGTTATTCGATGGTCAGGCCCTCAGTGTTGAGCTGCTTGACGATTGCCTCGATCGCGTTGACGACGCTTTCCTCGTCGACCTTGAAGCCCTTCTGCTTCAGGAAGTCGAGGACGTACTGCTTCTTCTCCTCGCCGCGGCCCTGTCCGACGTAGAGCTGCTCAGCGGCAGCGACGCCGATCTTTACCCACGCGGTCAGCTCCTTGCGCTGTGCCTCGGTGGTCTGCTTCTTCAGCCACGGGATCAGGAAAACGCTGACGCCGGCGCCGATCAGGGCGAGGGCTGCGTTGACGATGGGTGTGATGTCGATGGTGTTCATCCTTTTGCCTCCTCATTGTTGAGAGTGTCCCCGGACGGATCCGGGAGCGGGTTGCCGTCGGCGTCGAGCCCGTGGCGGTTTCGGCTGATTTTCTCGCCGAGGCTCTTGCCGGCGTATGTGATTAGATAGCCGACGCAGGCGGTGAAGATGGTGCCGGTCAGCTCACCGACCGGGTCGCGCCCGAAGGCAGAGAGCAGCAGAGAGCTGGCTGCGCTGAGCGTTGCCACGCTGGCCGCCCAGTATGCGAGCTTTTTGCTCGCCTCGATTTTCTTTTTACGCTTGCGCCGGCGCTTCTTTGCGGCCATGCTGCTCACCTCCTTAGTCGATGATCGCGTGGATCCCCTGACTGGTGAGGAAGTCCTTCTGCGCGTGTTTGATTTTGGCAGCGTAGTCGAGGGCCGCGTGCATATCCCCGTTACAATGCGCGTCAGGGATGCGCTGCACGGCCCGGGCCGTCGCCTCGCCGAGGGCGATGGCTGCCGACGTGCCCTGAATGGTGATGATCTGGAGATCTTCACGGGCACGCTCTCGGGCCGCTGCCTCTTTCTGTCGTTTGGCCTCCTCGGCCTCCTTTTGCTTCTCGCGCTTCTGGATCCTGTGCTCGAGCATCCAGAAGCAGAAGCCGGTCACGGCCGTCGGGATCCCCATAAGGACGACGAGCGCGCCGATGTTGATTTCGATCATTGTGTCACCTCATAAAAGCCGGAGGGCCGCAGGACGCGGCCCTCCTTGTTGTTGGGCTTACTCCTCGACGTCGTCGAAGTAGCCCATGTCGACGAGATACTTGTGCACGCGGGCCTTCAGCTTCGCGGGGACGTCGTCCTCGGTGATGCGGCCCATGATGATCTCGCCTGCAAAAAGACGTACCAGCATTTCACGCTCCTCCTTTCCTGCAATTTTTAATAATAGCCACGCGAGGGCCCGGGCGATCATTCGCTCGCCCCTTCCTTCACGGTGCCAGCGTTTGCGGCTGCCTCGATGGCAGCGATGGCGTCCTCGACCTGCTTGCGCAGCTTCTTCGGGACGTCGTTGATGGTCATGGTGGAGCCTTCGCGGGTCAGCTCCCTGACGTACAGCTCGACGATCTTGCTCATGCTGTTACCTCCCCTCCGTCGCCGTAGACCACGTCGGCCAGCTCCATGATGCAGCCCTTCAGCAGCTCGATGGTGTCGGCCTGTTCGGCGATGGTTTTGTCCTTCTCGGCCTCTGCGGCCTGTTTGTCGTTCAGCTCTTTGATGCTGTCAGGTCTGTGCTTAATCATGCAAAGTTACCTCCGATCGACTGAATGTAGCAGGTCTCCGTAGCAGAGCCGCGGAGCAGCTTGGCCTTGACCTTGACGCCCCACGCTGCGGCCGTCTTGGTCTTGTTTGTGAAGTAGTGCTTCTGGCCGGCTCTGACCTTCTGCGTGACGTCCTCCCACGTCGGGCTCGCGTCGTTGCCGTTGTTGCAGATCCAGACCTGAAGCGTGCAGCCGGCCGGGAAATTGCCCTGAATGTTGACGAGGGCCTTGGTCGGCATGGCGTCGGCCTCCATAGCGAGGGTCTGCTCGAACTCGACGGACGTGACGGCCTTGGTGAAGGTCAGCGTGCGGGTGACGCTGGCGTCCTTGGCGTCGGTCGCCACGATCTTCAGGGTGTGGCTGCCGTTCACGACCTTCAGCCACGCCTCGGAGCCGATCGTCAGCGTGTTGGTATGGCCGAGGGTCACGGTGTAGCTGCGCAGCGTGACGCCGTCCAGCATCTCCACGACGTCGACCTGATGGCCGTCGGCGTCGGTGACGGTGTACTCGTAGGACGGGGCCGCCGTGCTGAAGCTGCCGAGGGCGCCGTCCGTGCCGCTGATGACGGGCGGTCGGTTATTGGTGACGGTGCGGGTGGCGCTGGTGGTGTACGCACTCTCCGCGCCGGCGGCGTCGTATGCCTTGACGCGGTACTGCACGCTCGTCCATCCGTAGGTGATGGCGTCGGTGTAGCTGCGCGAGGATCCCTTGTAGATCTGCGCCCATGTGCCGCTCCCGACCTTGCGCTCCAGAACGTAGCCGGAGAGGTTGCCGTCGGGGTCGGTGGAGGCCGCCCACGAGATGCTCAGGTTCTCGCCGCCGAGCACTTCGCTCGGGACAGTGATGGACGACGGCGCTGTGGGCGCCTGATTGTAGATCACTGTATAGCATCCATCCGAGTCGACGGAGTCGGAGATCAGGAGATCAGAGGACAGATTACAAGCGGGGCGCAGGCCGCCGTGGCCGTAGTAGGCGAAGCTCCAGCTCAGAGCGCCATCGGCGTAGACGCAGCGGGCGCCGTAGGCCGAGCCGGCATAGGCGTCCCGCAGCCAGTAGTACCACGCGGCACCAGAGCCCGGGTTGCTGGAATAGTTGGAATTGGCGACGCAGGAGGCCGTCACGGTGGCGATGCGGCTGTTGTTGTCGCTGAAGATCGCCAGTTTGCTGCCGCAGACGTGGTCGCCGCTCAGGCCGACCTCAGTGCAGGACAGGGGGAAGATCTTGTCCGTGCAGGTCTCCGTCCCGCCGCCGTCGGTGGAGCTCTTGCCGACCGTGATGGTGGTGTTCAGCAGAGCTGCCCGCTCGTTGGCGGTGAAGGCGTTCAGAAAACCGGCGAGGCCACTGTACGGGTTGACGCCGTTCCAGACGTGGGAGGAGTCCGGCGTCTGGTCTGCGGAGTGCTGTGCGGTGTACCACTGGCCGGCAGCCGCGGGGCTGTTGAGCCACTGGCGCAGGTTCGAGTAGATGTAGCGGTTGTTGCCGTAGCCGCGGCGGTCGCTGTTGCCGTTACTCGGTTCTGTTGCGTCGAAGCACAGCATCTTGATGATCTGGTTGGTCACGAGCGTGACGCTGTTGGAGGGGTAGCCTGCGTGGTTCTTATCGGCCACGATCCAGACGATCGGGCTGCCGTACAGGCTGCCGAACTTGACCTTCGACTTGTTTGCGAGGTTGCTCAGTTTTTGGGCCATGAGTTGTGTCTCCTTTCGGTGATGGTTTGAGCTCCGGGAAATAGCTGAAGAAATAGGCGTCCATGTTCTGCCGCAGGTGGTAGGTGTTGCCGTGTGAGATGTGGCCCGTCCAGCTCGCGTAGGATTGCACGACGTTGTCGAGTGTCATCTTGCCGGAGTCCACCAGCCCGCGGAACTTGCGGATCTTGCGCTTCATGTTGTCGATGCTCTTGGCTCGCACTTTCCTCACGACCTTGCCGGTCTGCGTGAGGTAGGTGTGAAAACCGAGGAAGTCGATGCCGTTCTTCAGCGGGAGGATCTGCGTCTTGCCGTTCAGCCGAAGGCCGAGCGGCTTGATGTACGCCTCGATCTCCTTGAGTATCTGCCGGAGCAGCAGCTTGTCGCTGTGGATGATGTAGAAGTCGTCCATGTACCTGCCATATACGAGGCCGCGGTCATCCCTCAGCCAGTGGTCGAAGGCGTCCAGATAGAGCAGCGCGAGCAGTTGGCTCGACTGGTTGCCGATCGGGATGCCGGGGTCTGGCGTGCTGTCGATTATGAGCCACAGCAGCCACTCAGCGAAGTCGATCAGCTCGGGATCCTTCAGCCACTTCAGGGCCCGGCGGGCCGTTTCGTAACAGTAGGAATGGAGCAGGGTGTAAAAGAACTTTGAAAAATCGCCCTTCAGTACCCAGCCGTCGGCGTAGTCCCACTCGTTCATCGGCCGGGGCGGCAGGCCGGCAGCCTTGCGGGCCGCTTCGTCTGCTGCCTTTCGGCTGAAGAAATAGTGGCGCATAGCCGCAGCCAGACGGTCGAGGCCGTCGTGGGTGCCTTTGCCGATCTGGCCGGCGTAGTTGTCCCGGATGAAGCGCCGGGAGAACGCCGGCTCGAGGACGTTGTCGCAGAGCGAGTGCTGGACGACTTTGCCCTCGAAGTCGATGGCGAGGACGAGCCGCTCCTTGGGCTCGTACACCTTGAAGGGGTAGTAGGGCCCGAAGGAATAGTCGCGCCGCTGGAGCCTCTCAGAGAGGGCGACGGTGCGCTCGATGGCCTCCATGCGGTAGCGCATAGCGGTCGGGTTGTCGCGCTTTCCGCAGCGGGTTTTGCGGTATGCTTTGTAGAGCGCGATGGTGCTGTTTACGATATTCTCCATTGAAAAGTCTCCCCGCCGTGTATAGCTCCGGCCACGCTTTGCGTGCGCCGCCGGGGGCATCGGCGGTCTTGTGTTTACCCATGACCGGGCCGGTCAGACGGCCGCGGCTGCGGGAGGGATATGCCTTCCTTGGATGATGGGGCACAGTGTTCGCCGTCCGTCTCCGGGCGGTTAATAAGTCGGGCGATCCATCGAAGCGGGGCGCAGGCCGTTGTTGCCGTTGTAGGCGTTGTTCCTGTTCAGAGTGCCATCGGTGTTGACGTTGCGGGCGTTGTTGGCCGAGCCGGCACGAAAAAACAAGGCATACCCCGAGGGCCGCCTCACTGGTGACGCTTCTGTGCGTCCAGCTTGGCAGCCCTCTCTTTATCCGTTTTGTACCATTTGGCGGTCTGGTTCTTCACGCCGGCCGCCATCTTCGCCCAGTATGCAAAGGCGTCATCGCTGAAGCCGCTGAGGATCTCATGCGCGAGCTCGATGTGGTGGATCAGCTTTCGGCAGTTGCGAAGCGCCGACCGCTGCGCGCGATACCTGAGCTCACGCTCCTCGGGATCCGTCAGGAGCAGATCGTTGGCCTCCATCAGATCGGCGACGAGGTCGCTGGCCTCGTTCATCATCCTCTGCGCCAGACCGAGCCGCTCCTTCTTCGGGAAAACGGCCGGGTTTCTGGTCTTGATGTAGGTGTGTTTCTCGAGCTCCTTGGCGTCCGTGATGACCTGCATCTCGGGCAGTTTGTCACGGCCGAAGGGCGGGCGGCCTACATTGGCCCGCTCGTATGGCCGCGAGTGTCCGTTGCTTGCCGTAGTATCTCACCTCCTCGCCTTTGATTGTGACGCGGGCGCTGCTGCCGTCGTAGGTCTTGCCCTGAATGACGATGACGCCGTCCTCCCGCTTGCAGCAGGAGCAGGGCAGGGCCAGCTCGACGAACAGGTGCGCGATGATGCAGGAGGCTTCGGCTGGTGGGATCGGGGTGTAGTTGTAGCAGTTTCCCATCAGCACTCGAGCCTTTGAAGCGAAGCGTTCCAGACGCCAGACTTCAGCGTGATGCCTGTTAAGTCTGCGAATGTGATCTGGAACGGGTTGCTTGTGATGTCGCTGAAAACGGCGTCCCACAGCGTTGCGATCTTGCTGGTGTTCTGGCCGACCGCGTTGCTCAGGTCGTTGGCCGATGCCTCGGCAGCCTGCGCGATTGCGATGGCCTGCCGGGCGAGTGCCAGAGCCTCCTCGGCCGTAGCCTGCGCGCCGAGGGCGATGGCCTTGTAGGTCTCGTAGTCCTCTTTGGTGGCGTAGGCGTCGGCGGGGATGTAGGCGGTCACGTTGGTGGCCGTGCCGATCGCGGTGACGATGTCGATGGTTTTCTCGACGATGGTGGCGCCGCCGGAGGGCGGGATCCACTCGGCCAGATCGCCGCAGTTGCCGTAGCAGTACAGCACCTCGCCGACCTCGGGATCGGGATCTTCGGCATAAAGGCCGAGCTCGCGGTAGTAGAAGCCATCGGTCTCGTCGCCGTTGGTGAAGATGCCGCCGACGGCCACGGTGCCGTCGCCGTTGATCTTCAGCTTCGTGATGTCGACGGTCGCCTTCGGGCTGACCACGCCGGTGAGGGTGCGGGGCGTCTGGCCCTCCTCGAGGTAGCCATCGCCGAGGACGATCTTGGTGTAGTTGATCTTCTGGCCGGCCACGCCCTTCGCCAGAACGATCAGGCCGGCGGTGGTGATGTCGTTGTTGATAAATGCAGCCATGTCTATCTCCTTTCCTTAGTCTGAGATGACCGCCGCGTCGGTGCCGATGCTGACGGTCTCGCGGTTGTTGTCGTGGACGACGGCCGCGTGGTAGATGTGGATCTCGTCGCTGCCCATGACGTGCACCTCTTGGGTGTGATCCCTGACGGCCATGCCGGAATAGAGGAACATTTCGCCGGTCAGGCAGATCAGGATCGCGTCGAGCCACGAGCTGCGGCGCTTGACCGTCCGCAGCAGCTTCAGGAACAGGTCAAGGTTGCTGTTGACGAGGCTCGGGTTGTCGCTCAGCACCTTGAAGTGATGCGGCTGCCCGCCGTACTGATACCACTCCCTGACCTCGCCAGTGCCGAAGTAGTCGGCCACGATCTGCTCCACGGCGTATGGGGTGCCGAGTTTCGCGTAGACGCGGTCGCTGCTGCGGATGACGGCCCGCTTGACTGCGATGGGCGCGGTGCTGTCATACCACTGGATGTTCAGCTCCCACGCCATTTCGTCGAGCTCTGCATCGTTGAGCTGGTCGATCTTGTCCCACCTGCTCAGGAGCTTCAGGCGCGCATAGGCGTCGCGGCTGATGATGTCGCAGCCGGTGGCGAGGCCCTTGTCGCTGCCGTCCTCCTGCATCCACGCAGGTAGCAGCTTGACCATCTCGGTCTCATTGAGCCGCATTTACACCACCTCACTCTCGACCTTGTGGCTGACAGTCAGGTGGCCGCTGAACTTGGCGACTTGCGTGTCGTCGAGGGCCTTGTAGGTCGGCTTGACGACGTCCACGCGGAAGGCGCCGGTCAGGTTCTCGCCCCACGAAGGCGAGAGGATCCGCTTGCGGAGCTGGTCGGGGTTGATGTCGCGGCCGAGGGCTGCGACTTGCCACTCGTTGTAGCGGTCGATCGCGCCGCCGGTGCCTTCGACGTTGGCGATCACCTCGGCCTCGTTCTTCGGCGTGGTGTAGTACACGATCTCGATGTCGTAGGTCTCGACCTCCGGGGGCACGGCACTCACCTTGTCAGTGAGCGGCCGGATGTCCTTGGCGTTGACCACGTCCAGCACCTTCGTCAGCATGGCAGCGTCGGGGATCCCGCCGCCTTCCAGCAGGGGCACGATCTTGACGCAGCCCTCCAGCGTGCGGGTGATGATGATGTCGACGCTCTCGGCGGCCGAGAGGCTGCCCTTGAGCGTGATGGTCAGCAGGCCGTCGGTGTAGTCGGCGGTGTAGTCCGTGTCCTTGACCGCCGCCGCGCTCTGCCCGTGGGCCTTCACGACGAGGGTGTCGGTCAGAAGTGTGCCGCCGCCCTTGAAGGCTTTGCCGTCGTAGACCGCGAGGGTCTCGCTGACGGTTTCCTTCTCGCTGACGGCCCTCGCGTCCACGATGGAGCTGTCTGCCGTCATTACCCAGTAGATATAAGCCTGTTCAGGGCCCGCGGTGGATCTCTTGGCGGGCGCCAGACGGATCCGCTCGCGGAGGCGGTTGTCGCCTTCGGTGGTGTAGGGCTCGCCGTCATCGCCTCCGGCCGTTTCGGTCAGATTGGTGACGGACTCGATGTAGGGGATCAGGTCGACGATGGTGGTGATCGTGCCGGCTGCGTAGCCGTTGAACTTCGTGCCGTTGCTCACGGCCGAGGTCGGCACCTCCACAGAGTAGGCGCCAGCTTGCAGCACAGCGATCTCGTCGGTTGCAAAATAGTTTTCGCTGTCCGGCGTCACCTTCGTCCACTTCGGAATGATGATGTTTTTCTCCTGCGGCGTGGAGACAGAGAAGCGCATGGTCGTCTTGGCCGGTGTGCCTTCCAGTCGTTTCACGTCCTGTCGCTCGCCGATGGCGTCCAGCACCTCGCCCCTCGCATAGCGGAGGAGCGTCTGCCGGCCGACGTCGTTGAGGCTGTTGTAGAGGGCAACGAACACGGGCACGAGAGCCTCGCCGAAGATCCGGCGCTCGTCGCCCGGGTAGAGCGGCTCGCCGGCGCCCTTTTCGAGCTCGGTGATGATGGTCTTGTATAGGGTGCTCGCGTCTGTTGTGGTGAGTTTGATGTCCTCGCCGTAGGTGTTTGTCGCGTCGCTCACGCTGTTCACCTCCTTCATGTGATGTTGTCGATGCTGGCCCGCAGCTCGAAGTCGCCGGCCTGAGCGGTCAGAGCCTTCAGGTCGGAGTCACTGAGCTGCACGCGGGGCTCGTAGGTTTCCACGAGGAACTCCACGTCGGCGGCCAGATCGGTCGCAGCGGTTTCGCTCGGCTTGTCGATCAGCGTGCGGTCGATCCCCTTGATGCGCTCATAGGGCACCTCCCCGCGGATGGTCTTGAGGAGGTTCTGCACACAGATCTCGGGCGCTCCGTTGCCGGATGCTTTCATGGGATCACCTCGCTTTACTTGAGCTGTGCGTTGTTGGGTTTCTTCGCAGCCTTGTCGCTGCTGGATGCTCCGACGGTGACGGCGCTCAGACGCCGGCCGACGCCGCCAGAGGACGAGACGCCGGCCGCGGACGAGCTCTTGCTCGAGCCGCCTGCGCCGGCCTTCTTGCTGCTGGCCTCCTCGGCGTATTCCGTCAGGTTGATCGTGATCTTGCCCTTCAGGATCCGGCCGAGGTTGTCGAGTGTGGTGTCTGAGAGGCTGACGCCGGTGAGCTGAAGATTGGCCGGGCCGAAGCGCCGGCCGGCCAGATAGAAGGGGGCGTACTGCCCGACCAGCGACGTCCACGACTCGAACTCTCCCCGGGCGTCGCCGCCCACGGCAGACGCCAGATCGAAGTCGAAGCTCATGCTTTGCAGCTTGAGCGCCTTGGTCTTGGTGGCCGGGGATCCGGCCTTGTCGTCGCTGTTTTCCGTGTCGAGCTCGACGCTGGAGGAGACGCCATTCAGGGCGGCGATCCTCTGGCTGGAGACGCCCCACGTCTTGCCGTTCCATGATGCCATGACGGCCATGTCTATCCCTCCTTACTGCGGGCCAGAAGTGCCGCCTCCCATGCTGTCGGTGTGGGTGTGGCCGGTCAGGCTGATGCCCGTGGCGGTCACGTCTGCCGACGGGACGCTGATGCCCTTGTCCTGCATCGTGAGCGCGCCCTTCTTGACGGTGATGTCGCCCGGGACGATACCGTCCCACTCTCCGTCCATGCGGGAGAGGATGATGCCGGTGCCGTCCTCGAACATAGCATAGGCGACTTCTGTGCCGGGGGTCAGGTTTCCCATCTCTCCGCGCAGATACCACGGGATCGTCAGCGGTCGTGTGACCATGCTGTCGGCGGTGCTCGGGAGCACTCTGGCCGTGGTTTTGTCGCCGTTCCTGTCGGCCTTTCCCTCCACGCTGGAGATCTTGCCCTTCTGGATCATTTGGTTGTTGCTGTTCATCAATATCCCTCCAGTGGCTTGCGGAGGTATAGCTTGCTCCGCGTCTTGACGTAGTCGTGCCGGATCCGGCTGATGAAGGCCGTGCCGTCCCACGACTTAACGCCCTCGGTCGCCAGCGTGACCACAGAGCCCGCCGCATAGTCTCGCAGCAGCGAGCCCGTCCAGAGGGTGCCGACGGTCGCGTTTTTGTTGGCGTCCCGGAGGAGGCCCTTGGCGAAGCGGTCGGCCTCGCTCTGGTCAGTCATGCGGAAGGGTAGGATCCGGCGCAGCACCTTGTCGCCGCCGTTCGGGGCTGCGAAGGTGCCGGTCAGGCTGCCGTTGACGGCTTCGGCCGAGCCGTAGGCGTTGGCGCCCTCGTCGCGGTACTCGAAGTCATTGGCCGGGGTGATGGTGATGGTGTCGACGGGCTGCTGGCTTTCCATGTACGCCTCGTCGTAGACGACCAGCTTGCCGTCATACACCAGAAACGCCGCGCCCTCGAGGGTGCAGCGGTTTTGAAAAAATGCGAAGTCTGCGAGGTTGTTCTGCTCGACGTAGTCGTAGGTCTGGTCGGTGATCCCGTAGGTCTCGAGCGTCAGGCCGTGGCGGCCGGCGATCTCCTGAGCCAGTTGCAGGAACTTGACCTTTTCCCACGATTTGCTCCGCTTATCCTTCGCAGACTGCGGGACGGAATAGGCCCGCAGGGTGATGATGCCGGACTCGGGGACGACGCTCTCGACGAACATTTTGCCCGTCTTGGCAGCGCCGTCCTCGATGGCGATGGTGTCGCCCTTCTTGGGGTTCCACGAGTCCCACAGCTCGCGGGTGTCGTTGAGCTTGAGCAGCAGCTCGTCGCTCTGCTTTTCGGCGTACATATCGTGATAGCAGCGGTGGACGCTGACGTCCGGGTAGATGTCGACGCCTTCGTATAGGATCTTCACGGCGTCACCTCCTCCACGGCGGCAGGGTCTCCGGCGTCTCCACGGTCTCGACGATCGGGATCCGCACAGCCTCGCCGCCCTCGAAGATCAGCACGTCGCTGAGGTCGGGGTTGGCCTCGATGATGGTGCTCGCCATGCGCTCCTCGTTATAGGCGACGAGCGCGATGCTGTCGAAGGTGTCGCCGCCCTGCGCCACATAATCAATAAAGCCGACTGTCTGCTGTGACATAGGCGCCGCCCTCCCTTCTGCTGAGTGCCTCGAGGATGAAGTCGATGAACTCCGGCTCGAGGTCGCGGAGCTTTCGGATCAGGGCGTCCTCGTCGGTGTCGCCCTCGACCTTGATCTGAGGTGAGAAGGACAGGCCGCTCAGGTCATAGACCACAGCCGTGCCCGATCCGCTGCTGATGGGCTCGTAGTCGGCCTCGCTGGATGCGCCCAGCATCCGGCCAGCCTCGGCCCAGTAGGACAGGTTTTGCGATCGGTACGCAGGGTTGAAGCTGATGACCGCCTCGGTCGGATAGCGCGGATCCTCGCCCGCGATGGACGGGCCACTCGTGAAGCCGCCGGTCGCATAGCCGGAGACGTTGGCGCTGCCGCCGCCTCCACCTCCAAACAGGCCCGCGATCTTGCTGATGACGCCGGAGCCGAAGCTGACAATCTTCGATACCCAGCCGACGATCGTGCCGAGCACGCTTGCGATGGGCTCCAGAATAGCCAGCAGGGGTGAGAGGAGCGGCATGATCGCATTGAGCAGGCTCACGACCGGGGGCAGCAGGGCCTCGATCAGTTGCATCAGCGGAGGCAGCAGCGGCATGATGACGCTGTTGACGATTTGCAGGGCCACTTCCAGCAGCGGGGTGATGACCGGCAGCAGCGCGGCGATCAGGTTCGCCAGCACAGGCAGCACAGTCGAGATGATCTGCGTCAGCATCGGGAGCACGGTGGCAAGGATGCTGGCGATCGGCGGTAGAATAGCCTGAACGATCTGCATGAGCGGCGGGAGTAGCTGCTGTGCGAGGTCGAGCAGAGGCGGCAGGAACGAGCCCACGAGCTGAGCCAGTAGTGGCAGGATGCCCGCAGCCAGCTCCGTGACCATCGGCATGACCTCCTTCAGGGTGTCGCCCATGCCGACGAGGAAGTCCTGCACAAACGGCATACAAGCGTTGAGCGTGTCGGTGATGACAGGGCTGATTTCCTCGAAGGTGTCGGTCAGGATCGTGGCCAGCGATGTCAGCGTGTTGGCGATCATCGACGCCATAGGCAGTAGGGCCACTTCGGCCGACCTCTTGACTGCCTCGAAGGCAGAGCCGAGGTCGTTGTACTTGACGTCGTTGATCTGCTGGAGCGCGGCGGCGCCGTCATAGGCTGCGGTCTCGATGTCTCCGAGCACGGGCAGGATGCCCGCCTCCAGATCCTCGAACTGCGAGCCAAACAGTGCGACGCCGATCTCGTTGCGCTTGAGAGGATCCTCGAGCTTGTTCAGAGCCTCGACGGTGTCGAAAAATGCAGCCTGCGCGGTCTCGCCGCCGGCTGCAAAGGCCGCGAACATTTTGTCGGAGTTGAGGCCGAGGCCCTTGAAGGCTTCGGCGCTGCTGTCGCTGCCGTCTTTCGCTCTGATGTTGAACTCCTTGACGGCGTCGGCCACTTTGTCGATGCTGAACAGGCCGGCGTCAGCGCCTTCCACGAGGGAGCCCATGAACTGGTCGGCGCTCAGGCCGAGGGCCGCAAACTGCGCCGAGTATTCGTTCAGGGTGTCGAGCAGGTCGCCGTTTTTGTCTGCGCCGTTCTGTGCGCCGGTGGCGATTAGGCCGTAGGCTTCTTCGGCGCTGATGTTGAAGTTTTTCATCAGAGCCGAGGCGGCTCTGGCGCTTTCACTGATGTCGTAGTCGAAGGTGTCACGCAGCACGAAGCCGGCCGCGGTGGCCTGCTCCAGCGCTTCGCCGGCCAGATCGCTCGCTTTCTGCGTAGCGGCCAGCCCTTCGGCCACGTCGTTGAAGTCCTCGCCGAGGTTCTGCGCGTAGATGTTTTTTACACTCTCGCCCAGCGCGTCCAGCTCGTCGCCGGTGGCGCCGGTAGATGCGGAGAGCTGGTTCATGGCTTTGTTGTAGTCGTCGCCCAGCTCTGCCAGATACTTCCCGGCCTCGACGACCGCCTTGCCCGTCGCCACAGCGATGCCGCCCACGGCAGCACCGACGGCAACGGCCTTCCAGTTTACTTTGTCGAGGTGTCCCGCGACGTTGTCCATCGCCTTCCCGAGGGAGGGGTCGATGGTGCCGGCGAAGCTGACGACGGCCTGCATGATCTTGTTTTTGCCTGCCATCAGTGTCACCTCCTTCTGTATTTCCTGAAGTTATTCCGGGGCATTGAGGCGGCCTTGTCGCGTTGCCGCTTGGCCTCCTCGGCTGCCTCGTAGTATTCCATCAGGAAGTCGGTCAGGCGTTCCCGTCGGAGCTCGCCGACTGAGGTGTGGAAGGCTCGAGAGTAGTCTCGGACGAGCTCTCCGAGCCGCTTTCCTCGGATTGTGCCGCCGACCTCGCCGTAGTAAAATTTCGGCCGATCCTCATAAGCTCCATGACGTCGGGGCCGCTGATGCGCTCGAGGTCGCTGACGTCGATGTCGCTGTTGACGGCGACGATCGCCATCATGGCGAGATAGGCGTGCAGGGAGTAGTCGAGCTCGCAGGCGCCGGCGCTGCCGCCGCCCTTGTTGGAGGTCGCGCGGAGCTTGCGGGCCTCAGCATCGGCAAACATTCCAACGGTGATCGCGTCGGTGTCATAGGTCAGAGTCTTGACCTTTTTGCCGTTGATGGTGATGGGGTTCTGGAGTGTCAGCTTTTCCATGTGTGTCTCCTTTCGATAAATAGAGGGCGCCGCCCGGAGGCGACGCCCTTCTTGTTACAGGACGCTGCGGATGTCCTTGGCGTAGTCGACGCCGCCGACGCGCATGATGGTGTTGAGCTGGTCGATCAGCCAGTATTCGTTGCCAGCGACGAAAAGCTGGTAGCGGCTGACGGCCAGCGCGATCTCGTTCTCGCTGGCGTTGCCGGGATCCACGTTCAGGCCGGGGATGCCCTTGGAGACGCAGCGGAGGAACGCCTTGCAGCCTTCGGTCTTGGTGGAGCCGTCGGAGAGCTTGACGTCCTGCGCCCAGCGGATCTCGATGGTCTTGCTCGTCAGCTTGACGAGGCTGCGCAGGCCGAGGTCAATGCCGATCTTGGTGATGGATGCCTCCATCGCCTCGATCTGGCCGGGCAGCGGCGCCGTGTAGGTTCCCATCGCCTTGAAGTCAGCCGTCACAAGGTTGACGGGAGGCAGGGCGATGGTCACGTCCTTGGCGGCGAGAACGCCGTCCACATAGACGGTATCGGCGAGGATGGGGCCCTTCAGGTCGAGCCACAGGTTTGCCATTACTCGTCACCTCCTTCGTAGTAGACGGAGAAGCCCGCGTCGGTGTAGGCGACGTAGACGCTCGCAGACTTGAGGGGCGGGGTCGGGGTGACGGCGATGTCCCAGCGGAAGTCGCCATTCATCACGTCGGTGGTGCTGTTCTCGCTCTCGAGGAACAGGATCACAGGGGATCCGAGCAGCGCGCCCATGCTGACATAGCCGTCGAGCTTCTCCTGCTCGCGGTTGATGATGCGATCCTTCAGCGCGCGGGTCATGGGCTCGTCGATCTCCGGGCTCCACTCGCGCTGGAAGTCGTTGGTGATGTGCATGAGCATCCGCATGGAGACGTCGAAGATCGCGCGGGGATCCACGTCTGCGCCGTAGGTGTAGGCAGCCGTATGGTCGCCCCACAGTACCCATTCGCCGCCCCATGCCACGGCGGTGCTGATGCCGTTCTGCGTCAGCTCCTTGCCGCTCTGCTGGTCGAAGCCGCGGTTTTTCGCGTTGGCGCCGAAATACTGCTTGATGACGGGGATCGCCTTGTTGCCGCAGGTCTCCATCGGGACGCTGTTGTGGCTGAAGTCGGCGCGCATGAGCTCGACCACGGCCAGCGTGCTCAGGTGGAACACGTTGCCGAGGTTGTCCACAGCCTGCGGCCAGTAGACCTTAGAACGCTCGCCGGTGAAGGCGTTGGCCTTCTTCCATGCGATCGCCTTGGTGATCGTGTCGACCGCCTGCGCGGTGCTGTCCACGAGGGGCAGGTCGGCCACGACGAAGGCGTCCCAGTGGCCGTTGATCTTCTTGCAGGCCGTCAGCATGGCGTTGTAGACGGCAGGGCTGTGACTCCAGCCGGGGGCCGCGATCAGATTGCAGACCGCGAACTGCTCGGGATAGAGCAGCGCGATCGCGCTCAGGCCGCTGTACTCGCCGGAGGAGGTGACGCCGCCGATGATGTCGCTGTCTGCGATCTCAGAGTCGTCCACCTCGCTGAAGCTGGCCGTCAGGCTGCCGGTGAGCTGCGCGTCGTCCTTCAGGCTGGTGATGATGACCGTGCCCTTGGTGAAGTTATAGTCCACAGCGTAGTCGGTGCCCTCGACGTAGTTGCCGCTGTCATTCTTTGCGATGGTCAGGGTGTCGAGGATGATCTTGTCGCTGGCGAACTCGGCGCGGCCGCCGGTGAAGGTGAGGGTCTTGGTGGTGGCCGTCTCCTTGCGGTGCTTGCCCGCGGAGGGGTCGAGCACATTGATGACGTAGATCGGGCCGATGTTCCCGAGGGTGTTGTTGAAATGCGCGTGCACGGCCTCGCACAGGGTAAAGGTGCCCCAGTCGGACGAGTAGCCGATCTTCTTCTGAGCGTCGACCAGACTGGTGATCTTGATCGGCGCGTTGATGATGCCGGCCTCGCCGAAGCCGCGCACGAGGTTGACGGGTGCCGTGCCGATATAGACCGGCGTGGTGCCCGCCTGCACGGCGCTCTGTGCCACGGTCTCGCCGATGTGGCCGTAGGCGCCGTAGAGGTATTCGTTTGCCATCTGCTTATCCTCCTTTGCATGAAATTAGAGCAGCCGAGTGGCTGCCCTTAAAGCAGGTGTTGGTAGCTTTTCGGGTTGCGGGTCAGTGTCTCCTCGATGGAGAACTCAGCCCATGCAAACCAGTACGGGTAGAAGTCGGGGACGGCGTCTTGCTCCGTGACAGGGCCGAAGGTGATGCCCTTCTCCTTGATGACGCGGAGGTCGCCGAGGTACTCGGCGTTTTCAATCAGCCGGAGAGCTGTGTCCACAAAATTCCATGCGTCACGCCAGCCCTCTCCGTTCTTCACGAAGTAGGAGGTCGCCGCCTCGTTGTATTGCTGGATGTAGGTGCCGCTGCCGTCGCCCTTCGGCTTGAAGATGTCGGGCCCGTGGTAGCCGGGATCCCACGCTGAGAAGCAGAGCCGGATCTTGATGTCTCGGGCACTCTGGAGCAGGTCGTCGTCGCCCTGAACGATCTGCACGCAGACCGACGGGATCGGCGCGGCGATGTTCGGGGGCGTCCTGTCCTTCGATGGTACGAAAAGCGAGAACGCGGCCGGGTTTACCAGCTTGTATGGGTAGGAGGCGTCCGTTGCGTTGTCGTCGGGGAGCTTCAGCTTGACCAGAGGGCAGACCTCGGCGGTCAGCCAGTCCCGGACGGTTTCGATGCTGTTGACGATGGACATGGGGCACCTCCTACATGGTGACAGTCTGGCCGAGGGCCACGGTGGCGATCCCCATGTCCTCGCTCCAGTCGTTGACGATGTACTCGCGGCCGTCGACATTGAGCCCTTCGCCCGCCGGGCGCCGAGCGGGCAGATCCTCGACCGCTGCGTAAAGCAGCAGAGAGGACTCCGCGACGCTCAGCTCTTGCCCCCCTTGGCGTTCCTTCAGGGCGTTGTCGTCCAGCACGGCGGCGATGGCTCTGCCTTCGACGGTGTGCTTCTCACCGAACTCGTCGAGATTGAGAAACGTGCGCCGACGGTCAGCCTCGACCATCGCCTTGAAGCTGAAGGCCATCAGACGGGATCGGCGGCGCCGATCTGAGGGGGCTCCTCGTCGTCGGCACCGTCATCAGGCTGCTCGGCCTTGGTGGCCTCGATGGCAGCGATGACGTCGGCCTTCTTGCGCATAGCAGAGGCGTCCACGCCATAGCGCGTGGCCACTTCCTTCAGCTCGTCGAGCTTCATGTCCTCGTTGTACTCAGGGGCCTCGTCGGCCGCGGTGTTGGTGCTGGCAGGCTCGTCGGCGTCGTCGCCGGGAGCGGGTGCGGGCTGCTCGGCAGTCTCGCCCAGCTCGCCGATGTACTTGGCGACGCCTTCCTTCACCAGACGGGCCTCCAGCTCGTCGTCGAACTTCTGAGGGCCATCTGCTTCAGTGATGGGGATCACCTTGCGGCCGTTATAGTAGCCGAAGGTGCCCTTGATGATCTGGATCATGCTCTGCTCCTTTCTGCTGCGCTCAGTCCGTCAGGACGTCCGCAACGATGAACGGGTTCTTGTTGTTGGGGATCATCAGCGGGCGGCTGGAGATGGTCAGCGTGCGGCTGTTGCCTTCGGCGCTGCTCACATACTTCGGCACGCGGCGGCCGGCGTAGGTGTGGAACTCGCCGTCGCTCTGCTCGACCTGAGAGACGGCGCCGTAGGCGGTGCGGCCAGCGCCGGGAGCGGTGAGGACGCACTTGCCGGACGGGATGTAGAGCTTGTCCTTGCCCTCGTCGTCGGTGTAGGTCAGGTCGTAGGAGATGACGCTGATGATGCGGCCGAGGACGTTCAGGCGGGCCACGATGGCGGCGCCGTCAGGCAGCAGCTCAGGCTCCACGTTGCCGATCTCGATGCGGCGGTTGTCGAGGAGCTTCTGCACGGCTGCGTCGTTGATGATGGTGTCAGCCACGTCCGGGGAGCAGACCAGATCAGAAGCGCGGAGGCCGCGCTTGGTCAGCATACGGATCATGGCCTCCAGATCCTTCAGGATCTTGCCGCCGGTGGCGTCCCACTTGGCCGTCGGGGTGTAGGTCGCGGGGTTGCTGGCCTCGGAGTAGAAACGGATCTCCATCTCGTCGGCCTTGTCGACGTCGTCGGCGATGTGCTTCATCACGCAGCCATTGGTCAGCATGGTCTCTGCGGCCATCGCTTCTTCGCGGTTGGTGATGAGCTCGCCCAGCTCGTCAGCGTCGCGCAGGATGAGGGTCTGCTGGCGCTGCTCAGGGGTGAGCTGAGAGTAGAGAGCCTCGCCGAAGCCACGCTTGCGCAGCTCGTCGAGGGTCAGGACGCGACGGGGAGCCACGAAGGGCGGGGTGTAGCGTTCCATATTGTAGCCGGCGCGCAGGACGGTGACGCCGCCCTTGCGAGGGGCCACGAAGGGCGCCAGCTTCTTGCTGCCGTCACGGAACTCGACGAGCACGTCGTCGGTGGCGAAGATGTCGCTCGCGTCGTTGGTGGGGAAGTAGCGGTCACGCAGGAAGGTCGCAGCAGGGGTGAGCTGCTGCACGGCCATGAGCAGCGTGTGGGTGTCGTAGAAGTTAAAAGGCATTTTGTTGTCCTCCTTCTCTTAGTATTCGATGGCGTCGGAGAGCAGGATGCCGGCCTTGCGCAGCTCCTCCTCGTCGGTCGCCTTCAGGGTGTAGCCGCTTGCGACGGCCAGCTTGTTGCGGGCGAAGTGGCCGGTGCGGTAGGCCAGCACAGTCACGTCCGCGGTGGTGCCGACTTCCACGTCCTCGGCGAGGATGCAGTTGGCGGTCAGGGTTTCGTTGGTGGTCGCGGTGGAGCCGAGAATCACCAGCTTGCCGTCGCCGGCGGTGCCGGCAGACAGGGCCAGCACGGTGCCGCGCTTATAGGTGGCTGCGGCGGTGGCCTCCTTGCGGATGGTCACGGTGAACACGTCAGCGACGGGCTCGTTGGCAACGATCAGGCCGTCATAGCCGACGCTGCCGAGGTTTTCGTCCAGTCTCTTGCTCATTACTTCTTACCTCCGTTCTGAGACTTGGTGGAGTTGTAGAGGCCGACGATGGCGTCCACCTTTGCCTTGTCGTCGTTTTCGCTGCCTTCCTCGCCGCCGTTAGGGGCAGCGCCGACGCCGGCAGCGCCGGACTCGTCGTTGTCAGCCTTGGCGTCCTTCAGGTGCTTGGCACCGAGGGCCGCCTGCTTCTGCATAGCCTTGAGCGCGAGCTGCTCAGCGGTGCAGGGGGTCTCGCCGTACTTGGCGTCCCTGACGAGCTGCGCGTCGCCCACACTTGCGGCGATGCTGTCGATGGCCTCGATGCGGGCGCGTTCCTGCGTTCTGGCAGTTTCGGCCGCCTGCTGCTCGATCTGAGCCACGACGTCGGGGTGCTGTGCTCTCATTTCTTCGAGGGTCATGGTCTTGTTGTCCTCCTTCTTGGGGCCGTCGTTCTTGGCGGCCGCGTGTTTATTTCCAGCCGCAGGGGCGGCGTGGATGCTGTTGTCGATGGGGATCGTCCCCGGGATGTGTCTGAAGCCCTTGACGTCGTGCCGGATGCCGGCGACGAGGAGCACCTTCTTGTCGGCGCTCAGGGTGACGTCGGGGCCTTCGTCTGTGAGCAGGGTGTCGGCAAAGCCGTTGTCAATGGCCTCCTGCCCGACCATCCACGTCTCGCGGGTCATCATGCTGCGGAGCTGGTCGACCTCGATGCCGGTCTTGGCGTGGTAGATCTCCGCGATGGCCCGCTCGCTCGCGTCGAAGTCCTTCTGGAGCTTCTTCAGGTCTGCGAGGGTGTAGTAGTCGTAGAGCAGCCCGGCGACGCCGTGGATCATCACCATGCTGCCGGGATAGACCTGCACCTCGTCACCTGCGCAGGCGATGACACTGGCCGCGCTGGCCGCGATGCCTTCCACGACGACGACCTTGTGGCCGGTCAGGCCCTTGATGGCGTTGTGGATGGCGATGCCGGTGTAGAGGTCGCCGCCGCAGCTATTGATCTTGATGGTGATATTGCTCTTGCCCTTGACGGCCGCGAGATCCTCCATGAAGCTCTCGGGCGCGATGTAGAGGCCGGGCTCGGGCTCGCCCGTCCACCAGTCCACAGGCTGACGGCTCACGACGTCGCCGTAGAGGGTGATCTCGCCCTCGTCGTCGCCGATGCTGGAGACGTTCCAGAACTTGATCGGCGTGCCCGCAGTCTGAGGCCCGGCGCAGAGCCGGGGAGTGTTATGCGTTCTCATGCTTGTCTCCTTCCTTGATGCTTTTGATGGCCTCGGCGACGATCGCCTCCCGCAGAGCTGCGGAGATCGTGCCGCTGGCCGCTGTGCTCTGGTCGACCTGCCCCTGCGCTGCGCGCAGCTTCTCGTTTTCCCGAGTGAGCTGGTCGACGTTGGCGTCCCACTGACCGCCGTTGAGTCGGATGGTCGCCTGCTCTCTGGTCGTGATGCCTTCGCCGATGGCGAGGATCTCGGCCGTGATCTCCTTCGTCGGGTCGAGCTGCCCCTGAGAGGGGCCGATCCACTCGGCGCCGAGGTATGCGGCGCGGATCGCCGGATCTGCGAAGAAGCCCGGGGCGCTGATGCGGCCGCGGGCGACGGCTTCAGAGAGCCAGATCTCATATACCGGCGTGCAGAAGTCATCGACAAACCACTTGCGCCTCATGCGGAACGCCTTCCACGCCTCCATCAGGGCGGCGCGGCTGGCGCTGTACGAGCTGTTGAAGCTCTTGAGCAGAAGGTCGGCCGGGATCTCGAGCGCCGCGCCCACCTGTTCACAGATGGCGCGCAGGAATGTGTTGAAGCCACTGGCCGGCCGCTTGGGGTCTGCAAAGGTCACGTCCTCGCCGGGCTCCATGATGTTGATCTGGCCGGGGCCCATCTCGTACTCGTTAGGATCTCGGCTCACCTCCGGCAGGCTGCTCCCGACCTCGTTGAACGGGTTGTCGCCGGCGCCCGCCTCGGTCTTGATGAAGGCCGTGAAAAACGACTCGACGACCGCCGCAGTCAGCTCGCTCTCGGTGTAGCGGCGAAGCTGGAGCAGGGGCTCGATGACCTGCGCGAGATAGCTGACGCCGCGGTATTGATCCGGGCGCTCGCTCTCCATGACGTGCAGGATGTTCGGCAGGCCAGTCCGCTCGCCGTATGCCTGAACACGGGCCCACGTTGTCGTCGTGCTGCCGAGCTCGAAGGGGTAGGTGCTGCGGATGTGGTACGCCTCGATCTGGCCGTCGCCGTTCACCTCGACGCCGTCGTAGATGGTGTTGCCGTTGGCCGCCTTGCCGGTGGTCAGCAGCATCGGGGTGATGATGCCGGAGGTCGTTGGCGTGGCGACTCGGTCGGCCTCGATCAGGTGCAGGCGTAGCGAGTAGGGCGTGAGCGGCGTCGTCTCGTACTGCTTCACGACGGCGAACACGTCGCCGCTGACCAGCCACGAGGAGAGTGCGAGCTGCTGCATGGCTGCGAAGTTGTTGACGCCGGTGGCGTCGCACGCCCTTTTGTTCTCAGACCAGAGAGCGAACTCACGCTCGGCCTGAGCCTGCCATGCGTCGGCGGCCTCCTGCGTCATGCCGAGCGCCTCGCGGTCGATCCGACTCTTGAGCTGGAGGCCGATGCCGACGACGTTGGTGCGGTTGGTGCGGATGGCAGAGGTGGCGATCGGGGCCGCCATGTAAAGCATCCGGGCACGCTGCCGCAGGGTGTAGTTGTTGGCGTCGATGTCCTCCTTCGGGCTGCCGCTCATAGCTCTGAAGCCCTTGGTCGCCTTCTTGTGCCAGCTCGCGCCGGCGTCGCCGTAGCCCTTATTCACAGGGCGCGGCTGCTGCCGCCTGTTCTGTGGGCGGCTTCTGCTTTTTCTTTTGCTGATGGTGCTCACCTCCTTCATGGTGAAGATGGCCGAGTCGGGAGAAAAGGAGCGAAAACTCCCGGCGTCGGCCTATGAAAAAAGCCCCTTTCGGGGCTTCTTTCACCAGTCTCGGGGCACTACTCCCACAGCTTTTCGCGGCTTCTCGCCGTTCAGTGCGGCCTCGAGGGCTTCGATGTCTGCCTCGAGCTGTTTGATGGCGGCCCGGATGGATCCGAGGTCGGTGTTGTAGCGGGCCAGATTGCGCGAGCCGATGCCGTAGCTCTGGACGCCTCCGTCCAGCATCTCGGCCTCTCGCTTCAGGTAGAGCTCCAGCCGGTTCCTCTTGATGGAGAGCTGGCACTCGATTTGTTCGCGGGTCTTTCTCATTGTGGTCTGTCCTCCTTACCAGTCGTCGAAGGCGTCGGCCCGGTTGTGCCGTTGCCGCTGCCGTCGCTGCTGCGGGGCCTTCGGTTTTTCCTCCAGCCCTTGCAGGCGGCGCTCGATGGCGTCCATGTCGGGGTTGATGATCTTGAGGCCGGCGTTGGCGTAGTCGCGGCAGTCGAGGGCCTCGTTGCGGTTGTGCCCGGGCAGCTTCTCCCATGCCCAGCGGTCGCCGCGGCGCGTGTGCGTGAGCACCAGCTTCTCGGAGAGGAGCCCGTTGAAGAAATTGAGGTCATAACCGGCGTCGGGGTGCCGGTTGAAATGGCAGTATTTTGGCCCGGGCTCCTGCACCTTCAGATTAGCCATGATCGTCGCCTTGCCAGCGTCGACGCCGATGGTGTAGAGCCAGCAGGTGATCCGCTTGTTGTCGCGGATCGGCACCTTGCTCGGGGGTGAGACGAAGGGGATGCCGTCGCCGCCCTTGCCCTTGATGGCAAAGACGCGCTTGCCGACGCGGGCCCGGCACGCCTCATAGACCTCTTGGGTGAAGTGGCCGCCGGAGTCGACGCAGGTGATGGAGATCTTCAGGCCGCGGCCGTTTTTGAACTTGTAGACGTGGTCGACCACGTCGTCGAGCCGCTGCCAGACCTCCGGGGTGTCCGGCCGGCCCATGATGTAGCCCTTGACGATGCCCCACGTCTCGCCATACTTCCCGTGACCGACTACCTCGTATTCGAGGCGGTTGTCCTGAGTGTCGACGCCGCAGGTCAGCACGAGCACGCCGTCAGGCAGCTCCACAGGGGTGCCGTCCGGGCGAGTGCCGTAGTCCTCACGGCGGGCGAGCATGGTGTCCTCATCCTCGAGGTCGCCGCGATCTTCCCACAGTTGGCCGAGCAGGGTGTTGTAGACGACCTTGAGGCGCTGCGGGTCATCCTTGGCGTCGAGGAACTTGAGGACGATCTTCTCCCACGGAGTCCACGGGCTCGAGAAGGCATTGAGCCAAAAAGAACGGACGCCCTTTTTGTAGGCGTCCGGGTTGTCTGCGATCCACTTGGCCGGCTGCTTTCGCATGACGTCCTCGGGGATCAAGCAGCCGCACGCCGGGCAGCTCCACGAGACGCCGCTCTTGAGGCTCCACGACTTTTTCCCGCGGATCCTCTTGACCTCCGGGTCGAAGTGGATATTGTCGAACACGATCTCGCTGTACTCCCCGCACTCGGGGCAGCGGTGGCACCAGCGTTCCTGCGTGCCTTGGTAAAAACTCGTTTCGATGTTGCTGTTGCCCTTGATGGTCGGGGTGGAGACCTCGACCGCCTTGGCGTTGTAGAATGTGGCCTGACGTGCTTCGGCCAGCGCCCACGGGTCGCCCTCGGTGCCGGCGCTGGTCGCCCAGCGGTCGCGCTCGTCGCCGATGATATAGCGGGCAGGCGTGGAGGCCAGAGCCGAGGCGCTGTTGGAGCCGGTCAGGGTGAGCATCCCGCCCGGGAACGACTTCTGGAGGATTGTGTTGCCGCTGTCCTTGGCCTTGACGTCGTGCACCTTCGCCTTCAGGGGCTTGCTGTCGCGGATCATAGGGGCCACGCGGAGGCGGCTGAACTTCCGGGCGTCGTCGATGGTCGGGTGGACGTAGAGGATGCTGCCGGGGTCTTGGTCGATGATGTAGCCGATGATGTTGAGCTCGAGCTCGGACTTGCCGACCTGAGAGGCGGCCACCATGACTATTTTGTGCACCTTCGGATCCGTAAAGGCCCGCATTGGCTCCTCGAGGTACGGGGTGCGCTTGGTACGCCACGGGCCGGCCTCGGCCGAGCTTTCCGGGGAGAGGCGGCGGTGCTTGTCGGCCCACTCGTCCACGGTCAGACTCTCAGGCGGGGCGAAGCGTTTGACCGCTCCGGCGATGGCGGTATTGAGCTTCGCGGCGGCTTTTTTAGTCGTCCGCGTCATCGGCGAGCTGCTCGCTCCAGCCTTCCCGATCCCTTACTCGCCGAGCATACACCTCGGGATCGTATTTATAGCCGGCCAGCTCCGTCAGGATCTTGTAGACCTCTGTACGGATGATCTCGGACGCCTCGGCGGGTGTTGCTGCGCCGGTGACGTCGACGGCCAGACGGCCCGGCAGGGCCACGAGCATCGACCTGATGTTGTAGACGAGGTCGGTCATCACAGCCTCGACGTCCTCGCTGCGGTGCATGGTGCCCTCGAGCTCGCTGAGCTGGAGGGCGGCGATGTCTGCCTTGCTGCGCTTGAGGTCGGCCTCAGCCTCCAGACGCCGGCCCTCGATCTCGCTGTCCTTCTTCGACGGCTCCCGGCCGTTGGCCTTGGCCGTCAGGTATCGGATGTACCTCTGGATTGTCGGCAGAAGGTCGTAGCGGTTGGCGTTGCCTTCCTTGACCGCGGCGATGACGCCCTCCTTGGTGAGCTGCTGCACTCGGCGGGGCGTCATGTCGAACAGGGCCGCGATGGTCTTGCTGTCGACGAGCTTGTTGTTGGTTGGGTTCGGCATGGCGTTCCCTCCTTTCTGCCGCTCAGGCGAAACGAAACGGCCCGAAAAAAATTTTTCCCGGCTGCGCGTTTTTTGGGCTCGCCAGCACCGCAGGCCAGAGGGGCCCGTCACAGTACCTTGCGGCGCTGTGCGTGGCCGTGGAGGCGTCTGCGCGGCGCTGTGGCGCGCTCTGTGCGCGTCTGGTGGTGTGGGCCGGGCTCGGTGTCGTGTGCGGCTGTGGACGCGCTGTGCGGCGTTCGGTGTGGGCCGGGCTCGGTGTCGTGTGCGGCTGTGGACGCGCTGTGCGGCGTTCTGGTGGGCTCTGGCTTAGAGGCCGAGGGCTCGCTTCATGTGGTGCTCGAGGCGCTTGCTGGTCTCGGTGTTGAGCCGGAGCATGATGGCCTCGTTGGTGCGGTCGCTGGTTATCATCTGCGGCACCGAGATGGTGGTCAGCTTCTTGATGTCGGTGCGGGTCTTGCTCATTCGCTGGAATGGGATCCAGCTCGTGCCGTCGCTCTTGGTGTTGCCTGTCCCCATGAGAATATTGTGCGATCGCTGCGAGAACGGGCCGCCCGGGGTTCTTGTGTTCAAATAGCGGCCAACTACCTTCTTCTGCCCCTTGAGCACCTGCGCCTTCAGCGTGTAGCTCTTGCCACGGGGCGGGGCCTTCGGTGTCATGCCGAAGTGCACGGGAGTCAGGAGCCTTCCCTTGTAGGTGATGGCGAGCTCCTCGATGGTCTCGCCGGTGATCTGGATGCTGCCGGCCATCTTCTTCGGCTTACCGCTGCCCGATGGCGTGATCTCCGACTTCTTGATGTTGTAGACGGCCGTGACCTCCTGAGCGATCCAGCCCGGAGCTCTGGCCTTGACGTCCTTGATGGTGTTGCTGATGGCCTTCTTGCCGCCGTTCTCGATTGCCTCGAGGTCAGCGACGAGCTGTTGCAGGTTACTGAGCTGCGCCGAGATGCTGTTCTGCGGCATGGCCGTCGCCTCCTTCCTATACGCAAAAAGAGACCGGCGGGCGTTGGTTCGCCCGTCGGCCTCTTGCCGTCGGTTGTTATTTGGTTTTCCTCTGGTCAGCCGCTCGGAATTGTCACGGCGTTGCCCGTGTGTCCGGCGGTCTTTTGCAGGATATAGAATAGCACGGGTCGCTACTGCTTTTCAATTCCTTTTACTTCCCTTTTGTTCCTTTTACTGCGTTTTACTGCCGCAGCTCAGGCAGGGGCTCCAGCTCGTCCAGCACGGCGGCGAGGTTGAGCAGGGCGCGGCCGTGGATCTTGTATGTCCTGTTCTGGTAGGCGTCCACTCTGTCGACGTAGTCCCGCCGATCACCGAACAGGACGCCGCAGGTGCTCTCCCAGTCAGCCCGGTCGAAGTAGCGCAGCCGGATGACGGCGCGCTCGTCGGGGTCGGAGAGCTGGAGGATCAGGCCCTCGATGGCGTTGCGCTCCTGCTTCTCCTCAGCCTTGAGCCGGTCGATCTGTTCCTCGAGCTCCATTTTCCGCTCCACCATCATGCCGGTGCGGTCGGATGGTGTGCCGGATCCGCGTGGCATACCTGTCAGATCAGGGCCGGGCGGTGAGGCCATCGTCATCTCCATGCGGTCGAGGCGTTCGAGCTGGTTGTCGATGTCCCTCAGCATGGCGGTGTAGGCCGCGAGCCTGTCCTTGATCCGTTGTGTGATCGGCTTCTCGCTCATTATGTCAGGGCGTCACTCCTGCTCACCTCCTTCCTCGTCAGGCTCGAAGATCGCGGCGATCTCCTCGCGCGGTAGCTCTCGGCCTTGACGGACGCAGCGCACG